TAGAAACTTTTGGAGAAACTACCATCCAGTTAGCACCACCTCTTAAAGTTTTCTGGTGAATTAAGTTGCTAACTTTTTGTAATTTAATACCTAAAGTTTGGAACCAAGACATTTTAGTGTCATATACACCTGCATCGTTAACTGTTGATGAGAATGTTACTCCAGTTTCACCACCTGCTGTATTATTAGAGCTTACTGTTACATCTTTTGCAACTGCAGCACTCCAACCTTCAACTGTGTCAGCATTTCTAATTAACATATCTAAGATTTCTAAGTCAATTTCCATTGAAATGTACTCACTTAAGATTGAAGTTAATTCTGCTTCAGCATCAATTGAATGGTAAGCATTAAGATCTTGAGCGAACTCAGGCGTCCATTGTGCTTTCAATTTACGTGTTTTAGCAGCAACTGTATCGCTTCTCATTTGAACGTTGATTTCAGGAATCTTTAATGTTGAAAGATTTTGATTTCCTCCTGAAGTGTCTTCAAAGTCACCTCTATCATCTAAGTTATCTGGTCCTACATGATAAACAACTGATAAATCGTCATCTACATGTCTTAATACTGCTGATCTTGAAACTACGAATTCAAGATGACCACTATTAATTCTTGTGAATTGTGGGTAAAATTGAGTTCCGTTAGCTGCAGTAGATGCAGTAGCAGCAGATGCTATTGAGAATGCTCTAACACCTTCTTTATCAAAGTTAGATAATGAAGCTGTAGAGAATCTATAAATTACAAGTGTGTCTGTAGTTAAAGATCCTCCAAATAAACTTCCGTTGTCTGATACTGATGCTGAAAATTCTGTATCTGTGTTTAAGATACCTCCAAAAGTACAAGATGCTGATTGAAATGTACCTGTTGTTGGAGTTGCATTATCTGCTTTAAAGTCAAATGTAGCTGAAGCAGTAGTAATTGAGTAACCAAACTCACCTGCACCATAAAGACCTTTAGTGAAATCAGTTCTTCTAAGATCTTCAGTAGCACCATAAAGTGATTCATTTACCGTTTTATTTCCATCTGCTGATCCATACTGGAAGTCAAGGTAGAAAATTAAACCTGCTGGTAAGTTCATTGGTTGAACTGACACTAGGTCTTTTGCTACAATTTCTCCGAATACTCTTCGTACTAATGGAAGGGCAACACCTGCCCAAGCTTCACCATTACCTGCTGAAAACGGTTGAGAGTTTCCTGCAGAATTAACAGTATTTGCTTCGTTTACAAGCTGTTTAGCTTGATTTTCTAATAACATTGACATGTTATTTCTTTCTGTAGAAGATTCAATTCCTTCCAAAAGTCCTGATCTATCCCATTTGCCAGCTAGTTTTCCAGCTTGCTCCTGTAGAACTTGGTAAGGGCTTGCACCTTCTAATAATGAATTTACTGTGTTCATTTTTTTTAATTTTTTGATTATTGTTTAATTTTAATGTTTGCTAGTTTTTGCATTCTAGTCACCATATCATTTGATTCGTTAAGAATAGGTTTTCTAGCTGTAGATAATCCTGCTGCTGAAGAAGCCATTCCTAAACCTTCTCTGATTGATTTTTTAGGGTTAATGTTAAAAGTACCCTTAATTGTTTCATATATTAACTTAGCTTCTTTAGTACTTTCAGCTTTATCTAATGTCTCAACAACACGTAGTTTTTGTGACTCATCTAAAGTGTTAGCTTTAAAAATTCTGTTAACATACAATAATTTAGAGTTTAATAAATTAACTTCATTAAGTTCAGATTTTAATGTTGATAAAACAGATTTTGTTTTAGTAAGTTCTCTTTTAACTTCATTAATACTATCTTGACATCCATAGGATTCCTCTACTGGTGATGTGTTACTTGAAGATTTTACACATTTACATTGAGTTGGGCTCCATGAATATCCAGGTTTACATCCTTTCTGTCCACCTTTACACTCACATTTACATTTTTTCTTATTCCAAACTTTTGGTTTTGGACATGATTCTGGAGGGCATGGTTTTTTCTTAGGGGAAGTTTTATCACCTGAACCATCATCTTCACTTAAAAATGATTTAATTTCGTCATTTATTATTTCTAAATTTACTTCTGGGTCATTATCTACATTTTGGTTTGACTCATATATAGATAATGCGTTGATTTTTTCTAGAAGTAAGTCTAAGTCAAAGTGTTTAGTGGATTCTTTTTTCATTGCTTTACTAACAGCTTTTCTTCTGTTTGCTAAATAGTCATCTGTTTTATCAGAGTCACCATCATTGTCAATGTCATCGTCTTCCTTTCCTACTTTGTCTAATTCTTCTTCCATGCATGATCCTTCGTGTGCTGTTCCGCACTCTTCACACATTCCTTCTTTTTCTACTCCTTCTGCTATACCTAATTCATTAAGTATTTCTTCCAAATCAATTTCCTCACTTAAATCAACTTCTTCATCTTCATACATGTCTTCATCATACATATCTTCTTCCATGTCTTTATCCATTTCGAATAATTCATCAATCATATCTTCTCCTTCTTGCAATTCTTCATCTTCTAATTCTTCAGATAATTTTGCGGACAACATAGATTGAAGTTTCGGAGTGAAAGCTTCTTCTAGTGCGGCTTTTGCATTTGCAAGAGCAACTTCACGAACGGCTTTAGCGTCAGCAATAGCTTCTTTTAAAATGTTATTTGCCATTTTACTTTGTTTTTTCTCTTTCGAGCCTCGTTAATAAATTGTACGGGAAATAAGGTTATTAGGAACCTTAATAGGGTTATAAATAATCAGGGACGGCTTATTGGGAAGCGCGTATGTTTGAATATACATATAACAAAAAATTAGAAAACAAAAGAGGCGCCGAAGCGCCTCTCTTAGTAAATATGTTAAAAAACTATTACTTTTTTGTAAAAAATGATGCTACTAAGATTAATACAATTAATCCTACGAAACCACCTTCTCCAAATCCATTTACTAATGAAGTTAAATTAGCGATTGCATCCATTCCAAATACAGATCCGCCTGTTAAAACGAACCAAAGGATTGTTACTGGGATAAAAGCCATAAATAATGCTCCTAATCCTCCTAAAAATCCTGTTACTGTTGAAAATACTTTTTCCATTGTTAATTTGCCTGTTTTACGAGGTCTTTTTTAATTAATACTAAGTTTAAAACTTGTAAGACAAGCCTAAGTTGAAAGAACCATTTCTTTCACCTGCTTCATCTTCTTTTAAACCCATACTGTAGTTAGGTTCAACGCAAAGCCCCTTCCACACATCATAAGAATAACCAAGTCCAACTGTTAAGTTGTCCATCATTTCTTCTGTTGGTGCTTGAACTGAAACATACATGTTTGCATTCCAGTTGTAACGGCCCCAAAGGTCGTAAGAAGTTTCGCCTTCAGCGTCTTCTCCTGCCTTTACCAAACCAACAACACATTTATCGTTGTAAACATACCCGATACCGATGTTGTCAGTAAAATTAGTTGTACCCCATTCTTCGTTTAAGTCGCTGTCAGGAGTGTTTACAGTAGTAACTACCATAAATTGTGCTGATGCAGCAAACGTTGTGAATAGTGCTACAGCTAGTGTCATAATTAAATTTTTCATAATTTTTGTTTTAGTTAATATTTAGTTAATTGAAAACAGGAACAGCTGACTACTGTTCTTGTGCTTTTGAAGTACATTTAGTACTTTATGTTGTTTAGTCTCTCATAGGAGTTAATTGTTTTGTAACCTTTATTGCTTGACATACGTATGAAACTATTTTGGAAAACCCACGTTTTTTCGTGGAAATTTTTGGGAAATGAACATTTAATTGTTCACGACTAACATGCGCAAGTACCTGTATTTTCACAGATAATATCGCGAATTATGTTATTTACGTTTGTATATTTATATTCCTGTATTTTTGCTTTACCTTCATTTAACCCTTGAGGAGACATAAAAGCACCATGTGTAGAGGGAGTTGAAACAAAATCCCAACATAATAATTCAAAATCATCTTGTACTGTTACTGTTTGTTCTGCTAGGTTTTCTTCTACTGAACCCATTCCTCTAGAACTAATACCAACAGTGATTCCATTTCGAAATAATTCTTTAAGTATATTACCCGCTGGGGTGGATAGTATTTCTACTTTACCCATTACATCATCTCCATCCCACCAAATGTCTGATATATTATGAGACACATTTTGTAAATTAATTACAGAACTTTCTGGGTGATCTAATTCTCCTGTTGCTCTTCTTTCTTTAATAGGTCCATCAATGTAATTTTGGATTTCTCTTTTTAAAATTTCTTTTGGATAAACTCTACCATTTTGGTTTTTAGCTTCAGCACGTTGTAGAACACCCGAAACTATTAATGCTTTATTTTCTTTAATAGATGCTTCTACTAATACTCTATCTACTTTAAAAGGTCTATATTCTGTTAATAGCATATTGTTTATTTCTTTTGTATATTTTGCATTGTTTTTCTTAATACTTGTACTTTAAAAGCTTGGGTTGTTCCTTGTACATCAAGATCCATAATTGTTTTAAATAATTCTTCCCATTCAATTCTAGTATTAATTCTATCTGAATATCTAAGCATTAACTCTACATCTTTAGATAAATCTGAGTGTGTGTCTGTTGGTTCTTCTTTTCCTGGTCCTCCTAAATTATCTTTTCTCCATTGAGCCAACTGATCATCTGTCATGTTGTCTGACTCTTCTTGTTCATTTGTTTTTCTTTTCTTTTTAAAAGCGTTTGGTGTCATATATCCTTCACCTGAATCTGCATTAAATGAAGCACCTGTACCTGTTGTGTTCATTTCATCCATGTCTGTTGGGAAATCTTGAATTTGATCAGCTAATTTTTCTATATCATCAGCTTCATCATGTTTTCCTGCTTTATTAGCTATAACAGCTAATGTATTTAATACTTTATTTAAACTATTATTTCCTACTATTCTTTGTAATGCTCCAATGTCTGCATTACTCATTGATTCTTGAGATTTTTTCATTTTAGACATAAGAGAATCATCATCATAAAAATAATCTGGGTTTTTACCTGGTGTTAAAGCATCTTGTCTTTTTTGATAATCATCTTGTTCAACTAAACGTTGTTTAGCTTGCCAATCATGTATATTAAATTTTTTCATTTATTGTAATTTTTTATAATCTTCAGGGTAATTTTTTCTTATGTGTGTTCTAAATTTATTATATATTTCTTTTAATTCTTCAGAAATATTATATAATACTATATCATCAGGTTTATCTTTTACTAATACTTCAAAATCTTGAATTTCTGCTTCTAGATCTTTTATCATATTAGAAAGAGAAGGTTTTTTAACTACTTTAGATGTTACTTTTCCAGTTTCAGGATCTGCAGGTTCATCAACAAAATAAAAATCTTTTTCTCTATTTTGACCCTTATTTCCTCTGGCAGGATTTCTATCTGATTTTAATTCAGTTATTTTTTTAAAATCTGTTTCTTTTATATTATATAATTCAGTAAGACTAACCATGGATTGTTTTTAATTCATTTATTAACTCATAATAGTTAAGTAAATTAATAACATTATCATCATTTATTGATGATTTTTTACATAAAGGTTTAATCATTCCTTTTGTTTCATTTAATTTTATTATTACTGCTTTGTCTTCAACTTTTTTAGAATATTTTGTAAGAGATTGTTTAACTAATTTAATTTCTTGATTAATATAAGATTTAAGAGAAGGACTATTAGTAACACTATTAACATATTCTTGTAAAAGAGTTTTTTGATTTTCTTCTAAACCACTATATTTGTCATTAAATTTTTCAAGTAAAACTTTGTAAGTAAGTAATCTAGTATCTTTATCTTGTTTATTATAATTTTCTAAAACACTATCTTTTTTAATTGTTTTTTGTTTACTTTTAGTAATATGTTCTAAAAGTGTTACTTTAGAATCAACAATTGATAAAGCTGTGGCTTTTTTATTTTCTAATAAATTATAAATAGAAGCCATAATTTTATAATCTGTTATTTTTGCTTTAAAAAAATCATTTACATTATATGTATCTTTAATTTCTTTAATCAGATTATATTTTTCTCTTCTTAACTGACTTTTATTTAGTTTATTATGTGCTTTTATTAATTCTTCAATTAACATTGTAGCTTGGTTATCTCTATTATACTTTTGTGTAGCTAATGTATGGTATATCTTATATTCCTTTAATAATTCTGTTTTAGAATTAAAATGTTTTTTTAAAAAGGATAAAGATTTTGTTTGATTACCTGTTATAGTATCAGAAGTTAGTTGCCTAGTTAATAGCTCAAACAAAATTCCAGTATTCTTGTACTTAGAATGTTTTACTTTCATTTTTATAAATTCGAATTTATCGTATATAAATATAAACCTATTTTTGAGGCTTAATATTTTTTTCACTTAAAAGTCCATTATTATCTTCTTCTTTTAATATTTGTTTTTTATTACGAAGTTTTTGTAAAGACTTTTTTATGTTTGTTGCTTCAAATGTAGAAACCTTATTACCATCTGATGGTTTTTCTGGTTTAGCTGCTGATAGTCCTGTTTTACCTAATGGATCTCTACTAAAATTACCTTTATCTGTTTGGTATTTTTGTGGTCTTTCAACTGGACGTCCAGGTTCTTTTTCATCATACCCTGTTGGTACCTGAGCAGGTCCTACTGATTTATCTCTTTTATTACCATACAATGAAGCTAAATCATGAGGAGTACCATAAGATTCACCAGATTCTACAGGATCATTACCCTCATTTTCAATTTGAGACATTCTAAATTTATCCATAACATCTTGCATAATGATTTCTTTTTCTTTCATATATTCATCAGGAGACATTGAAAATATATTCTCATAAATCCAATCTGTAGAGAACATTTTTTTATCTAACATATCACCTGCTACCGCTGCTTTTGAAGTAAACAATTCTATTTTTTCTTGTTCATAAATAATTGATGGTGTAGTTAATTCTAAAGAAAAATCAACTAATTTTTCATCTGTAAATCCTTGTGAATATAAATGTACTAATGCAATTTTAGTTAATTCTGATTCTACAATTCTTTGGATTTTTTCAACTGTACGGGCAAAACGAATGTCCATACCAGCTAATGTTGATTTTCCTTCTACTCCTTCTTCATAACCTAAAAATGGTTTAGGTATTTTAAGAGCAGCCATCATTTTAGCTTTTAAATATTCAATATCTGTAGTACCATCATAATCTAAGCCTTTTGTAGTATCAATACGAGTTGTAGCGTCACCACCTCTAATAGGGATATAGAAATCTTCAGTCATGTTTTGAACATTAAATTTCATATTATAATCACCTGTTGCTTGATCTATAACAGGTGTTTTTTTCATTTTATTCATAGTTTCAGCCATAAATTGGTCTACTTTTTCAGCTTGAATACTACCTACATTTACATAAAATACTCTTTTTTCAGGTGCTCTCATTATACGGTGAATTAACATCGCATCTTCCATCAACATTAATTGTTTAAATACTTTACGAGCTGGCTCAAGATATGAACGACCATAAGGAAGATAATTAGCGTCCGCTAGTAATCTAAAATGGGCAACTTCATAATTTTCAAGTGCCATTTGGTCACTTTTTCTAGCTGTGTAGGTTTGGCTTTGGGATAAACCATTAGGGTCTAATATAAAGCGTGTATAGCTTGGGTTTTCAGGGTCA